TTCCAATACTACAAAAAAAGACAATTCATTTCCGCAATGTTATCTGTCTTTAAAGATAAAACATTTAAATGGGAAATCTTTAAAAAGAGATTGCAAGGAAATTCATCTAAACTTAAAAATCAAGGAAGTAGAAATGATTTTATAGTCAACATAGAAAGAATATATAATCACGGAACTAATCCTAAAAATAAGATTAGATTAGAATTGTATGATTACAAACGATAAGGAGTAATATGAAACCAATAAGAAAAGACGAGATTGAATACTTATCTAATTACATTGATAAGAAATTCAAATCTAGAAGATCAGCTTTAGAATCTGAAAGAGAAGTTGAAGTTGATAGAACAACAGATAAGAATTTACCTGCATTTAAATCAAAATTAAATGTTGAAAAATTACTTAAAACAGTTGTTCAATTAGAAAAAGAGTACACTGATTACAGAGATAACTACGATAGAAAGTTAACTGAAATCAGAGATAAATGTAGAGTAGCTGGTGAAAAATTAGAAAATAAACTTAACAATTGGAATCAGATTCGTAATTGGAAAGACGAAGCTAGTATTGTTAATGATAAATTTGATAATAAAGTTTCACCTGTAAGAATAAGTGAAGTTCATTCTTATATTGAAAAAAGATGTAAAGATGAAACACGAAAAGCATATGACGCTTCTAAGAAAGGTGCAGCAATAAGATTGCTAGACGCACAAAGAGAAGAATCAGAAAATGCTTTATACTCTGGTGGATCAATTCAAGCTGTAAGACAATACATATCTAATGTATTTAATAAAGCTGGAATACCAGATAGTGTTGCTAAAAACTTACTAATGTTATCGGAGAAATAATATGTATAAATTACATATATCAATTCCATTAGACGGTACTAAATCATATGACTTTAAAACTAAACCAACATTCGAAGATATGTATGGTTATTTAGATTGTGATATGATTCAAATATCAACAGGTTATTTACCTGAATGGTCTAATAGAAAAGACGGATATACAGATATATACTTTGATGAAGAAGGCAAGTTTAAAGAGTTAGTGATACCGAATAAACACATCACTAATGCTTGGTATAAATGGCAAGAAAAAACTGGACATCAATCACTTCCAGGTGATTATATCTCTGGTAAAGTTGCTGTAATTCAAAAAGTAAATGAGTAAAATATTAAAACTGGTGGTACCGAAAGGAAAGTACCACCAGAAAACAATAAGAAAGTATTGATATGAAAGATGTTTCAGAAACGGCTACACCAAATAAACCAGAAAAAAAACGCACAAATATATTAAGACTATTAAAGTTAGGTTTAGTAGGCTTTTTATCATTATTAGTATGGATATTATATTTTAGTGGAAAAGCAATTGAATACATAAAAGAAAGGATAACGAATGCATAAAGTTACATTAGTTGATTGTATAAAACAAATTATTGCAATTAATAAAGATTTAAATGATCAAGATAAAAGATCTACTGATCAAATGATATATATTGTTCAATTAAGAGATCGTATTGAAAAAATAGAAAAATTAATGGAAAATAAAAATGGCTAATTGTTATTACCATAGTAAATCAAGTGTAAAAAGATGGGGTGGTAAAACTCAAGATTACCAACCTATACATGATTGGATGGATGAAAGTAAAAAACTTTCTACCCATTTTGCACACAGAGCGTTAAGACATCACGCTGAAGGTTGCTTTGCAGCCGAAAAAGAATTTGGTCATACAATAACGAATAGTGATGGAGTAGCTATTCCAGTAAGACTAATAGTAGAAAAACACATAGTCGAAGATCTAGGTTTTATACCGAGCTTTGATGATTGGGTTAAACAAGTAAAACTAACAACATGGATGGTGAAAGGACAACATAAGTTATGAGTAGAGCACACGAAATAACATTAATAGGTACAACATTTGATGGTGATATAAATCACGATGAATGGTGGAAATATGAAAAAGAACAAGACAGATTAGCAGAGCTAATCGAAAAGAAAAACGCAAATGTATTGCAAGATATATTTAAGAAAATGGTAGAACAAAATGTTCATATGATTGAAGTTCCATTTTCAGGCGGTGGTGATTGTGGTGGTTTTGATGGCAATATTAATTACTATGATAGTAAAGAAAAAGAAATTAAAATTGACTATAGTAAATTAAAACCTCTACACAATGTAGATCATTATAAACCATTAATTTATAAAAAAGAATCACCTAAAAAAGGAAAGAAAGTTCCTGTTCAAATCTTTGAATATAGTTGGACTGATTATAATAGTATTGAAGTAACCGAAGATTACTTAATAACTAAATTCTATGAATTTGGATTCTTAAATGAATGGGGAAGTTTTGCAGGTGATTTTCATGTTAATGGAACAGTTAAGATCTGGCCTTCAACAGGAAAATATCAAATGCCTTACCAACAATCAGTAGAAGAATACGAAGATTTCAAACCAGAAGGAGAGATGTTTAATGAAAGTGAAACAAGCACTAAAGATTGATCAGATTATGGGTAGAACTATACCCTCTGATATACCTGAACAATTGTCACAAAAATACTTATCAGAATCTAAAGGAGTTTGGATTCCAATAGGTGATATGGATCTAATACATTTTGTAAGAGCCTTTAATAAAAGAGAACGAACTATTAAAGATGAAAATACAAAAATGTTATTTCAAATAATGAAAGATATGATGGATCCAAAGGAGATTAACTAATGAAAAAAAAACAAAATAATTATTGGCAAGACTTAGTTAATAAACATTTAGTAGGTAAATATATTGTTAGAGTTCAATGGTTAAGTCCAAGTGAATCTCATAGATTAATGGGATGGGAATCTCAACCTTGTGAATTACATCTAAATGATGGTACAATAATAACACCAAGTGCAGATGATGAAGGTAATAATGCAGGTGCACTATTTACCAATATAAAAGAGCTGCCTTGTTGTCCTGTGTTTAGAGATAGGATTGAATAAGATGAAATGGATTATCGATTATTTAAATTGATGTTAGAAATGTCCTATGTTGATACATATGGTAAAGATGATAAAGTTCAAGAACTATATAAAAAATATTTAAAGGAGAAAAAACAAAATGAAAATAACGATGGAAATAGTAGAAGCCGACCTAGATTTCCTAGCGAAGACTGATGTTAGATATGCCGAATTAAAAGCAGGTCTAGAACACATCAAGAACACAACGAAGTCTGTAAAAGGAGCATTTATAGTAGAATCAAATGAATCAGTTGCAAAATCTAGTGAAGCATTTTATGCATCAAAAGATTATGTTGAATCATCTAAAAGATTGCACGATATAAATAAAGAATTTCATACATTAGAAACAAAAAGAAATTCTGCAATAATGAGAATAGATGTTTGGAGAACATTAGAAGCAACTAGACGGAAAGGAAATGTACACTAATGAGCAAAAGAACAAAAGTTAATAGTGAACTATATGTATATATAGGATCTAGAATTAAAGAAGCTAGATACGATTATAGACGAATAGTAACCGAAGCAAAAAAAGTTATGACACAATCTGAATTAGCAAAAGCTTGTGGCGTGACTTTCCAACAAATACAAAAATATGAAAAAGCTACTAACAAAGTACCTTTAGATAATCTTTTATTAATAGCAGAAGCTACTAGAAAAGATTTATTATATTTTTTACCAACCATAAATGAAAGGAAAGAAGATGTTCAATCTGAAAGAACTACTACCGAAGACACCACGACTACCGACAACATACGACAAGGATCTAATGAAAATGATGAAGCAAACTGTTGATTTAATAGGTGGAATTACCGAGTCATCTAAAGAATTAGCATCAGCTGTTCAATCATTACAACGAGATGTAAAATTATATATGGTATCTAATAACGAAGCATTAGACGCTATAAGAACTAGACTTAATAGACTAGAAAATAATACCAGAATTTAGGCAGTCGATAGACTGATAGGCCCAGGTTAACCAATAAACAAATGCTGCTTGGCCTCATTCCTAAACAAAACCTACTGCTAGATATGTGTGTGTTAACCTCCACTATATCAGTAGTAGGCAAAATTTTAATATTCCAGTGCACAAGCGAGAGTGAGTGTCTAAACGCAGGTTGTATCTAGTGGGGTTTCCTGTGGAATAAAAAACCCCGTTAAACTATAGCTTGTATTACAATTCAAAATATGTACAAGATATTGTATGTCAAATCGCTATGCATTAGGCAGAATATTTCATGAACAATTAATCCCGCAGTTTGTAGCTGCGAGAAAGAAGAAAGGTATATCTCAATTAGAGATGGATGAAATATTAGGTGTAGCCAAAGGTCTTGTTTCCAAATGGGAAGTTGGTATAAGAAGACCTAGTGGATATCTGTTCTGTTGTTGGGCAGATTCCCTTGATATGAAAATAACACTAACCGCAAAAGGAGAATAAATGGCAGTAAATCCTGACTTTGAACCTGGCAGTATTACTAATGATCCAATAGTAAATCAAGTTGTTGAGATCATTATTAGTAGGCATATGCAAGGTATGGAAAAATTTGGTGTATCTATGGCTAACAGAGATAAACCTTTTGACCAATGGATTGATGATACCGTAGAAGAATTACTAGACGCTATTCATTATCTTGTAAAAGCAAAAACTATAGTTGATAAATTTAAAGTTAAAGAGAAGCAGTTGGAACAAATGATTGATCAATTTAAAGCAAATACTTTTACACCAGAAAAGGAAGTAGCAGATGATAAGGAATCACAAACCGAGAAAGCGACCTGATTTTTCAGCACCGCATGTAAGAAAACAAGTATGGCAAATGAAGATCTTAAGGTTCTATAGAAATATAGAATTTAATGATGACATATATCACGAATTTGCCACAAAATTAGTTAACAATAAACTTGATAAAAAACAGTTAGAAGAAGTTAACAGATTGATGAGGATAGATGAAAAAAATAAAAAAGCACATTGGGAAAAAATTAGACAAAGACGAGCTACAGAACTTGGTATCTCAGTTAGAAAAATATTTCGTAAAGCGAAAACTAAAAACTAAACCGAAACATTTTTATAGAGTAGGTGGTACCAAATGAGTAAAACATTAATTAAAACTGAAGGTACTTCAGAACAAAAAAGAGCAATACATATTTTAAAAAATCAATTAGTTCAAATAAGATCAATTGATAAAATATTAAATCATTTATTATATAAAATTAATAAAAAACAATTTGATGTCGAACAAATACTTGAATGGATATATGAAGTTAAAGAAGGAAATAAAAGTAGAAGACATCAGATAGTAGAAACATTAGATGGCAATACAGAAACAGGAGGAGATATATATGAAGAAGCAAGAGAAGAAGTCGAATATGGAAATAAAACAAGAAATCAAATTTGATAGACGAACTGGAATAGGTGGTAGTGACGCTACTAGATTATACGAAGGTGATTGGTATCAATTATGGAGTGAGAAAGTAGGTGAAACTCCACCTGTTGATTTATCAGATGTATTACCTGTACAAATGGGAGTACACACCGAACCATTTAATATCAGTTGGTATGAAAAACAAACTGGAAATGCAGTTACTAGACAACAAGAATTTTTAACACATCCTAAATATGATTATATGTATGCACATATAGATGGTGTAGTTAATACAACAAATGATACAGCTTTAATTGAAGATGGAATATTAGAATGCAAACATACAAATGCATTCAGTAATCCACAAAAATGTTTAGATAAATATATAGCACAGATCCAGCATTATATGATGGTGAGTGGATTTAATAAAGCATATATGTCAGTGTTCTTTGGTAATATGAAATATGATATTATCGAAGTAGAAGCTAATGAAAATTTTCAAAGAAAGTTAATAGCAGCTGAAGTTTTATTTTGGTACTATGTAAAAAATAAGAAAGCTCCACCTGATAATGTCAGTTGGGAAACATTCAAAGTAATAGGAGAACAACTAGATGGAAAACACAAAGTCCTCGTACCCTTATTATCCAGGATATAAAGATAAGGAAGGTAGTACTTCAGTAGAAGCTGCTGAATTGATAGCAGCAGGAAGTGTTACAATAAGAGAAAAAGTATTTAATGTTGTAAAACAAAAAGGAGTTTTTGGTGCAACAGCTGATGAGATTGCAGAGTTATTAAACTTAAGTAGTTTTACAGTAAGACCAAGAGTTACTGAATTATATAAACAAGGTAAGATTGAAAGAAAAGATACTAGAAGAAATGCTAGTAAAAGAAATGCTTATGTTTATGTAGTAAGTAAAGATCATATTAATAATCAATACATAGAGAAAGGAGTATAATATGAAAGTTGATGAAAGTAAAAATACATTTCTATGGGATCAGTTTAAACATACAGATCCTAGATATACTAAACCGTTTCCAAAGTTTGGTAAAACTTTAACAACAATAGATCCAATGTATCAGGTCATGACAATGACTAGAGTATTTGGCCCTGTTGGAAAAGGTTGGAGTTATGATGTGAAATACCATTATACAGATGTAAATGTATTTGCAGAAGTTAAGATCGTATATTGCATAGAAGATATCTGGTACAGATATGGCCCAGTAAGTTCTGTGTGTGCTTTATATAAGAAAGCAGGTACGCTTGATGATGAAGCTCCTAAAAAGGCTTTGACTGACGCTATGACAAAAGCATTTAGTCATCTAGGAGTTAGTGCTGATGTATTTCTTGGATTGTTTGACAACAATAAATATGTTCAAACAATGAAAGAGAAGTTCAATGGCAAGGCTACTAAAGATGAAGGCATCAAAGCTAAAGTAGTTCAAATAAATAAAAACAATAAGGAGAAACACAATGATAAATAAAGTTATCTTAGTAGGTAGGTTAGGTGCTGATCCAGAGATTAATACTACATCTCAAGGATCTAAGTTCGCAAATTTATCTTTAGCGACAAACAAGTCGTGGAAGAATAAACAAGGCGAAAAGCAAGAAACTACTACTTGGCATAAAGTTAAAGTATTTGATCCTGGATTAGCAGGTAACATGGAAAGTTACGCTAAGACTGGTTCTCAACTTTATGTTGAAGGTGAACTAGACAACAGATCATACAAAGATTCTAATGGGAATCAAAGATATGTAACTGAAGTTTTAGTTCCTAGATTTTCTGGAGTCATAAGATTAGTGGGTAATTCTAAACCGGCTGCTGCTAAAGCAACGGGTTCAGAATCAAAAGCTGATACTGACTTCGATGATCAATTCTAGAATTTAATAGTATCAGAATATAATATATGATAACGAGTAAATCCAATGGACTACAGGCCCAAGGGTATCGTTACCTGAGAAGTCTGATTAAATTTATTCCAGGTCAACCTGAATTAACAGGAGTATGCATATACTTGAGATCAAAGCTATTAGATAGGTTTAAATGGATTACCTATATGGGTGTTAATCTCCCAAAAAAATATCCTATAATTGTAATGGTTCTACATTTTGTGGAATCTTTTACAACTTCGGGAAGGCGTTTATACCAAACCTATTGGCTGTAGGGAACGCCTTCTTT